GACTTATGGAATCAAAGAATTAGATAAAGGAGAAGATGAAAAATGACATTGAAAGTAGTAGATTTATCCAATAACAATGGTTCAAAAAATATCAAGGACTATCCAGCAGATGCTTATATGTTTAAAGCAACAGAAGGTTGTAACTTTGTGGATCGTTATTGTGATCCGTTTGTTCAACAAGCTATCAAAGCTGGTAAACCTTTTGGTGTGTATCATTTTATTGATGGTTCAAATTGGCAAACACAAACAGATTTCTTTATTCAAAATGTACAAGGATATATTGGCAAAGGAATTCTAGTTTTAGACTATGAAATGTATGGACGACAAGGAACGTGTGTTTTAAAACAAATGCTGGATCGTATCTATCAAAAAACAGGTATCAAAGCGTTAGTTTACACGTCAGCTTCGGTTCTATTTGAAGAAAATTTTTCCGAAATCGTAAAAGCAGATTATGGATTATGGGTAGCAGCTTATCAATCAAACTTTCCTAAAATTAAACATTGGTCCAACGCAGCAATGTGGCAATATACTTCAACACCATATGATCAAAATATCTTTTATGGTGATCAAAATACTTGGAAAGCCTATGCCACATCTGGTAAGTGTCAAACTTCAAGTAATCAAGTGAAAGTAGAATCTGTACAAGTACAGCAACCAAAACCCCAAACACCATCCGACCATGACAAAGCAGTAGCAGCAAGTAAAGCTGTTCATCAAGGTAACGCATGGGCGAAACTAGACAAATTCAATGAAGTAAGTAAAGGAAAAGTTCGAATTGCTGGTTGGCTAGTGCCAGATAAACCAGATGGTCCAATTGGAAAATGTGCTTATATTCTTATTATGAAGCATGGCACAAATGAAGAAATCACTCGTGTGGCTTCGCAGGGAATCAAACGTCCTGACGTGAAGAAAAACTATGGTTACAAAGGTGGCGATGCTTTAGGAATGGACGTCACTGTAGATTTAAGCTGGGTGAAAAAAGGCACGAAAATCGATGTCATTTTCCGTCGTTGTAAACAGACAAATGGAGAAGGCGCAGTGAACGATGTTCGGATTAAGGATATCTATTTAACATTATAAAAAATAGCTCCTCGTTGAGGAGCAGTACATATTCATAATAAAGAGAAGTAGTATTGTATTATTTTTTTTATTTTTTTTAGATATTTTTTTAATAATAAAAAAATATCTAAAAAGTTAATATATATACTAAAAATAGTTCTTTATGAAAGGAGAAAAGTAGATGATGAAAAAAAGCAAGATTATATTAAGTGCAGCATTACTGAGCATTACTATTGGAGGTTCAACATTTGTAAATGCTCAAACAACATTGGAAAATGAAAATGAGTTATCTATTGCAGTCGGATCTATAAAAGCAAAGAAATATTTTTGGACAGACTCATCAATCGAAGGAAAAGTCTTTAATGCTAAATATAGCACTGTCGGATTGCTTATAAACGATATGTTACAAAGTAAAGTGGCAGTAAATAAAGATGGAATATTCAAATTTTCAACTAGAGGATTAGGCTTAAGCTCTTCTGAGAAGAATTTCGAAATTGTTGGAATTGATGAAGATGGGCAGTTTGGTGAAAGAGTAAATTATAAAGTTTATCCTAAACTTAACAAAGATTACAAAATGACAGTCTCTTCTTATAAATTAGGAGAAGATAGAATTTATGGAACGAATGAAGCCGGAATTGACACTGTTGCATTAAGAATCAATAATAAAGTAGTAAGAAAAGTAACAACTGTACTTGGAGAAAATGGAGAAGAATCATATTCTCTTTTTGCAAAAGATAAAGTTCTAAAGAAAAAAGATAAAGTGGAAATTATAGGTTACGATAGTTCAGGAAATACACGAACAGTTTTAAGTGTTAAAGTCACTAATTAATTTTTAAAAACCAACAACATAATGAAGAAAATTTGGTAGAAATTAGAAAAATAATAAGAATTTTTTTCAAAAAGATATAAAAATTTTTTGCTTGATTTTATTAATAGGAGAAAGATATAAAAAAGGGTTTCCTAACTATATACACGTCAATTGATAGAAGGTTGTCTGATAAAGTACTCATATCTTCAAGCAAAGTTGTAATATCTTTATTTATTTTTCCACGTACGTTAAAAAAATAAAATAATAATTTCAATCGTGGTAAAATGATAACGTCATCATATTACACAATCTTAACCCCGTTTCCATTTATGGTGACATCTATTCAGAGCTACTTGAAAGAGTAGCTCTTTCTAGTTTCTTTAGATTAATCTATTTTATAAAAAATAGATTGTATTTCTATTCTGCCATTTTTGGTTAAATATAATGTTTTTTATTATTAGGTAATATTTTTTATATTAGATATAACAAAAACAAATAAAAAAACTTAATTTAATAGATTATAATTATAATGTGCTACAAGATATTCCATGTTGTATTCGCATTATTCAGGTTAAACTATGTAGCACAAAATAAATTTCGTAGTAACTACGATCAACCTCACAAAGATCTCCTGTATTTTACTGCGATTTATTATCTATGAGACTACTCATAAGAGTAGTCTTTACATAAAAAACTAATAAAGAAGGTATCACTATGTATTATGTAGAAGTACAAACACGAGGAGTAAAAAACAAACAATATGTCAAAAGTGTAATCAATAATTATCCACTATTAGGATCATGGAAAGAGGCTGAACCATTTTCAAAAGAATGTGCATTGCAAATAAAATCAGTTTTAGAACAAGAACTAATTTGTGGAAAAGCAATAGTCAATATAGTAGAAAAGTAAAATATATTAAAGTTTTAAGTAAATGATGTAATATTGTAATTAGTGGCGTTAGTCGTTTATTTTCAATTTTTTCATCCTTTAATTAATCATTCTAAATATTTACTCCAAATTTTGTATTAAAAAGTGTATCAAGCAGTTATCCTTGTGTTACCATTGTATCCGTGTTATAGTAAACAAGTAATCTAATTTGAAACGTAATCTGAGCGATATATTCACACTATAAAAACTCCTTTTACCAAGTAATATTAATTGCAACAAAACACGTATTATATACGTATTAGGAGGAAATATATATGAATAACGGTACAGTAAAATGGTTTAACTCAGATAAAGGTTTTGGATTTATCACTGGTGAAGATGGAAATGACGTATTTGCACACTTCTCAGCTATCCAAGGCGATGGATTCAAAACATTAGATGAAGGTCAAGCTGTTTCTTATGATATTGAAGAAGGACAACGTGGCCCTCAAGCAGTAAATATTGTAAAATAATGTTGAACTTTAACCACCTCAATCGAGGTGGTTTTTATATAATGGCTCATAACCGTCCGGTCGTAGGTTCGAGTCCTACAGGGTACATAAGGATAGATAAATATTCAAGGAGGTAATGAAATGGCTATTACTGTGAACATTTATTATAGTGGTACAAATGGAAATGCGAAAAAATTTGCAAAAGAGATGGTTTCAACTGGAGTTGTAGAAGATATACGTGCAGAAAAAGGTAATATTAAATACGAATACTTTTTTCCAATGAATGATGAGGACACAATTCTTCTAATTGATAGTTGGACAGACCAAGATGCACTAGACAAACATCATGAATCTCCGATGATGGCTCATATTACTAAACTTAGAGAAAAATATGATTTGCATATGAAAGTTGAAAGATATGTAACAGATATAAAAAATATTTCCGCAAAAGACTCCGCTTTTATAAGAAAATAAAGTACTTATTTTATTTGATAGGATAGTTTTTCCTTTAGAGTGAGAAGAACACTTGTAGTAACAGTACACCTAAGTTAATTTATCTATAACTAAACCATTTTTTTATACACCTTCGGGTGTTTTTTTATTTCAAAATATAGAATATATAATCTCTTAAATTGGTAAAATAAATATGTTAGATGTTTTGGTCTATCCGAAAGAGTAGACTTTTTTATGTGAATTTAATAACTGTATCTAATTTTAAATTAATTAATACAATGTTTTAAAAATAATGTTTGTATGCAGTTACATCTGACTTTATCCGAATTAAGAAAAAGATTTATAAAAATAAAATAAAAAAATATATATTTAAATTGACTGATTGTGAAATCATTAACTATAATTGGTTCAGTTTGTGTTAAGGAGAATGGTGATATGAATAAGAAAATTGTAGTAAGTGGATTAATTATAGGTGGATTAGTGTTAGCAGGGATCGCAGGGAAAAACTTTGCCGATGACATTTTGTTATGGGGTGGAGAAGATAATATTGAACAAATCAATCATAATTTGGAGTCATTAGATAAAGCACTAGAAAATAAAGAGCAAAATATTAGTAGTTTAAATTCACGATTATCTTCAAATAATCAAGAACTTGAGCAAGTAAAGGCTAACGTTGAAGAATATAAACAAAAAGTGTTGACTTTGGAAAATGAGAAAAATCAATTAACTATAGATAAAACAAATTTAGAGAATCAATTATCAGGAAAAAATGCTGAATTGCAAGGTAAAATTGATGAAATAAATCAAAAAATAGCTGAAATAAATCAATTAAACACTGATTGGAATAATCGTTTACAAACAGAACAAAATAAATTTAATGATGCTCAAAATACTGTTAATAGTTTAAATCAACAAATTAATCAATTGTCAAATGAAAAAAATACTATTAAAAACCAATTGCAAAGTACTCAACAAAAACTAGAAAAAGAGCAATCAGAAAACAGTAATTTGAATAATTATATTGAAAAACTGGAAAAAGCCAAAAGCGATGTAGAAGACACAGCAAACAGATCACAAGAAATCGTGACTGAACATACAGGAAAATAGATGTATTTTTTAGTTTAAATTTCTTTAACAAAATAGTATTTTGTTGCTAAATAATTTTTATTTGAATATTCTACAAAAATATCTCCTCTCAAAATGGAGGGGAAGTACATATTTATATTTTTGCTGAACGACAGGAAGCGGGGAAAGGTCTTTTTGTTTGTACTTCAAAAAAACTAAAACATATTAAAAAAGGTCTTTCACCTTTAAATAGATTTGAAATTTTACCAAATAAGGAGATTTCTAGAATTAAATCGCCATTTCGCATGCCAGTTCTGGTGGATTGTGATCGGTTATTTGTCTTAAGTGGTATCTCTATACCATTAACGTTACTTACAAATCGGAGGTATATATGTAGAGAATACCTAGAAAAAATTTTACAAATAAGGAAAAATAATATGAGATGTGAAATTGTGCCTTTAGAGATTAAATCAATGATTTCATTAAATCCTTTGCTAAATTTAAAACCGAAAGATTCAAATCTGACTTTGAGTAGCTAAAGACCTCAACCGATCATTCTTGGCTGAGTTTTTTTTCGTTCTTATTAATTGTTCTAACTCCGGTTTCAATATGCATATAAAAAAGTAAAAATAATAGAAAAACTAGTGATAGTTTTGGTGATAGTGATATTAAAAACCAGAAAAGATGGAAAAAGCAGGAGATAGATAAAATACTGATATTTCGGCGTTTTCTAACGGTACAAAAGAGAAAAAAAGTAATAAATGTACACATGATACAAGAAAAACATGTTCGCACTTCTAGGCAAACCAGGCTTTGAAGACCTTGCCAAAGAATTGAACGAACGCCTGTAAGATAAGGACTTCTCGCTAGATTTAAAAAATCAGTGATAGAAACATGTTCGCTTCTGAATAAAATTAGTGATAGTTTTAGTGATAGTGAACTTAAAAAAAGCACTCAATTTGAGTGCTTTTTTATTTGCTCTTCTATATAGTTTTCTAGTTGATTCATGGATCTTTTTTTTACTTCGGGAGAAATATGGGCATAGACTTGTGTAGTAGAAACATCTTTATGTCCTAAAAAATCTTTGATATCTTCTAAAGGTATTCCTGCTTGTCTCGTTCTAGCTGCAAAAGTATGTCTACCATCATGCACAGTTATGTGGGGGAGATTGGCACGTTTTTCAATTCTATGAGAAGCACCGTTAACGGTTCGATCTCTTATTGGAATACCTTTATTTTTACCGTAAGTATTTATAAAAATAAATGCTTCGTGGTCATCTGTTTCAGGTAAAAAACCAAATTCTTTTATTACTTGATTTCTTAAAGTCAATAAGGCTTTCTTTACTCGTTTTGTCATAGGCAATGATCGTGTACCAGATGGGGTTTTTGTGTCATCTGTAATAATCAAACCTTTGTTAGGTCCTTTTTCAGCAGCCCCAAGTCGTTCACGATTGATATTAAGTGTATTCTGAGAAAAATCAATATCAGCCCATTGTAGCCCTAAAGCTTCTGATTTTCGCAATCCTTGATCAAATATAATAAGAAAAAAGGGATACCATATAAATGATTTCTCTTTTTTGGCAAATTCGAGAAATAGTTCAGATTGATCAAAAGTATAATATTTAATTTTCTTTTTATCAGATAGATTTCTTGGAAACTCAACAAAACTAGTAGGGTTATTCTTTATATATCCTAACTGAATAGCTTTTTTGAAAGCATTGCTAAGAGTGGCATTGATACTTTTGGCTGTTGTTACTGAGAGACCTTCCTTAGTTCTCCCCAAACCCTTTTTAGTAAGTAACTGATTGATGAATCTTTGATGATCAGCTCTAGTATATTTATCTAGTTTGTATTTTCCAATATATGGATTGATGTACATTTTTATATTTGCTCTGTGAACAATCCTTGTTCCTTC